CAGCCACAGGTGCTATGTCTGGCATAGGTACGTTTGGTATTGGCATTTGTGATTTTGGCAAGTCGCTTCTTTGATCCTGTAACATTTCTCTTCTTTCTTTTATTGCGGGTCTAAGTATTTCTTCTCTTTTACCTGGTAATGTAGTTCTTAAAAAATCTTCTCTTTCACCTTCAGATAAACCTAAAGGAATGATTGAGTATTTTTTTTGCACGTCCGCTAAAGATTTAAAATCAATAAAATCTTTTAATTTATAATTGTTTCCTGTTTCTCTATTTATTTGTTCTATTGCTTTTATAATACCAGAATCTTGTCTAAATGAAGGTGGCTTGTCTGGATTAAATATGCCAAGTAAAAGACTATTAATATCTTCTTTTGATACAGCTCTTCTACCCTGCATCATTGTAATAATTTCTTTATCATTAAAACCTATGTCTCTAAGAGCTAATATATCTTTGTATATCTCTGACATAATTCTATACTTGTTAGAGTTTAATTTATCATATTCTTTTGTAAAATATTGTGGTGTTAAACCTCTTTCAATTAATCTTAAATCTGTTTGCAATTTTCTAGCATCGGTTATATCTGTTGTGAATGCAGCTTTTGCATTACCAAGATCTTTTGAATATCCACCAAGTTTAAATCTAAAGGATTGGAAAGGATCTTGTCTTCTAATACCAAAACCAGTTAATACTTTTAAAACTGTGTCATACAAATCTCTTTTAATGCCCGCTTTAGATAAATCACCACCAATGGCTTGTATTATCTCTTCACCACTTCTTATAGTTGTTGGCGTTAATTTTTTATACGCGTGATACATAACTTTGCTCCACCAATCGTCATCGTTTTTAATATCTGCTATTAAACCACCTGATTTAGTTCTAAACTGTCCTTTTTTAGGTATTAATTCTAACGCTGTTTCTGCGGCTATAGATGGTGCTAAAAACGGCTCTAATGTTTTTTTAATAAAAGTTGTAAAAGCTCTTGTATATAAATCTAAAGATGTTTGATCTGTATTTTTACCAGATACTATTTCTTGCATACCAGATTTAAAAGGTGTTAACACATCAGCATATGGCACCATTGTAGACATATCTGTAGATTTCCATGCTTTTGTTTCTGAGTTTTGCGATTCCACAGGAACCATTACATGTCCTTTTTCGTATTCAGGTGCAAATCTATCTCTGTAAGCGTTTAAAACTTTTTCTGGTATTTCAGTAGCCACCATTCCCATCTTTTTAGCCATTGGTAATGCAACGCCTACTGTTGTAGTGTATCCTAATAATCTTCTAGCACCTACTTGTCTTATGTATGGATTTGATGATTTCATTTCTCGTAAACCTCTTCGTAGTATTTGAAAAGAATTACGATACATTTCTGATACGAAAGCTACGAAGTTACCTGCTAATGGAAACTTACGAACGTTTAATACAAATGTAGGTATCATAGAGTAGTTTGGATAAACATCTCTTACTTGTATACCTGCTATCTCTTGTATCGCTTCATCTAAAGTTTTCTTTGCTCCATCTGCTTTTAATGGTCTAAACTCGTAGCCCTCTATTTCTCTAAAGTATTTTTTAACATCACCCATATTTTTTATACCAGCGTTTAGCTGTGATTTAGTATAGTTATAGCCATACAATTTCCACAAGTTGTCACCCATTTGATACGACTCAATAGCTTTCTGCACGACTTTTCCAAGAGCACCTTTGTTTGTAAATAGATAACTAAATATTTGATCTGATGTTTTACCTTCATATAACGTGCTAAATTTTACACCTTGTTTACCAACCGTAGCCACTTTTGCAGAACCCATAAGTTCAGGTATTACTTGTTGTAGTTCTTGTGCTATCGTAGATGAGTCTATTGCACCATTGTCTAAAGCTTCTTTAATTAAATTACGAAGCTCTTTTGGATTTTTGGTTTTACCGATTAAATCATCAAATAAATATTTAAACGTATCTGACACACTAGCTCCAGCTCCTATGTGTCCATTTGCAGTTGCAAACATAGCAGCTGTAGTGATGTTACGCATTTGTGTCATTAAAGATAATACAGTTTTATTCATCTGCACTGTGGCTTTTATAGCCAATAATGATTTCATCATTGGTAGTTTTAATATTTGATCCATAAATACAGTGGAGTCTTTCATGGCTTTTGCCATTTCTGGTAAAGTTTGTAATGGTGTGCCATCAGGATTTGTAAATAATTTATCAAAGTCTACATTGTAAGGTTTACTTAATTTTATAGGAGATAATACTCTAGATCCGGCTATGTTATTTTTAATTAAAAAATCTTGAAATTCATCTGTGTTTCTAAATAAAAACTTATTTAAACCAAAATCTGCTATTTCTTTGTATGCGTTGTAGTTATTTACGATATATGCTTGCTCTGCAATTGTGTCCATAATGATAGATTTAGGGTCATCAACTCTCCCCAATAGTTTTGCTATTTCATCTGGTAATAATTGTTCTTTTCCAAAAAATTTAGCAAAAGTATTTTTTGGTATTTTCTCTCCGTCCATAAGATTTACAACGGCTTTTAGTCTTTGAGCAGGTGTTGTGCCCTCTGATCTACCTATTTCAAGAGCTTTATTTACTGTTTGTATGGCATCTTTATTTATTTTTTTATTATACAAATTTGTTCCGCTACCTACTCCTCTGTAAGATTTACCTGCTTTTTTCATTAGGTTTTCAAAATATTTTATAGCTGTTTGATAATCTTTTTTTGATGCTCTAAATTTATTATTTTTAAATATTTCATAACTTGTTTTAAAATATCTACCCATGTTTTTAAGAGTGTCATCTTTAATGCTCATGTCTTTTAATATAGGTTTTATTTTTTCTTGTTGATTATCTACAAGTTTTCTAATTGCTTGAGAGTATTCTTGTAAAGGTTTTGGTAATTGTTTAAGTTGTAATTCTCCTCTCATAAATTTTAAAACATCATCCCAATATGACATTGCTCTGTTAGCTGTGCCCGTGTTAAATAATACATCATCAAAACCAGCATCAACTAATTTATACATTTGTTTATCCAATGCTTTTGAAAATATATCAAAGTCTTTCTTTGCACTTTTATTAAGACCATCTATTTTTTTTAATTCGTTTCTAGTTTGAACGTCAAATTTACCACCAGATTTAAGTCTTGAAGTAACCTCATCTAATCCTCTAAACACTGCAGCTTTTACCCCTGATTGGAAATCACCGAACTTCCAAAAATCTTGTTTTGGTATACCCATCTTTGTAATACCCTTATCTAAATTTCTACTAATTATTCTAAAACCTTCTGGTATTACATCTTTGTAGGTTATGACTTTTGCTGCACCTGACAGCGTAGGACCAACCACATTGTTTAATATTACGCCTGCTCCTTTTGCTGTGCCTTTAACAGCAGGGCCAATTAATTTTAATGAACCCATAAAAGCCGTGCCCTCAGCTCCAAACTTTAATTTATTACGTAATATAGCAGCCGCTCTTTCTTTGCCAGTAAGTCCATCAATATCTTCAAGAGATGTGTTGTATAAAATGTTTTGTAAAATATTACCATCATCTTTACCAAATATCTCACCCACTGATTGTTGATCCGTGGTTGATACTACAGTATCTGCAATACCTGCTGGTAGCATATAGTAACCACCAAATTTTGCTAAATTTTTGCCGCCCTCTGATAATGCTAATTTTTTAGCAGCTTTCTCTGCTAACTTTGTTTTAATTGCTTTCCCTGCTATCTTTTTAGTAATTTTTGATGCAAGACCAAAACCTGTTCCGTATTGTGTAAGTATAGATGTAAACCTAGCTAGTGTCCCTGCATCACCAGCATATATTTTATTAATATCCACATCTTCAAAAGCTTTTTCAACATTATCTAAAATCTCTGTATCTAAATAAAGATCTGATAGCGATGCAACAAGTTCGGCTGTTCCTTTTATGGCTGTGGCTAAACCTACTGTAGGTCCTGTAATAATTTGTCCAGCTACACTTTCTAAAGCTTCTTGTCTTGCTTTGTCTCCTGCTTCATCGTTTCTGTATGTAGAGTCGTATGCTTTCTTACCAAAATACTCATAATCACTAAATCTAATACTATCTTTGCCAGATAATTTTATGCCATCGTCTTTAAATTTTTCTTCTTCTATATAATTTGAAAAACCTTTGTCTCTATACTCTGTTAAAAAGTTTTCTAAAATTTCTGGTGTTTCTCTAAATATGTTTTTGTATCTAGAAAGATCGTCTTGTACGTCGGCAGGTAATTCTAAAATTAAATCCTCAAACTCATCACTAAGAGGCAAAATGGGTGTATCATCCTGAAGACCCATTGGTTTTTGATCTGACAGTGGAGGCTTTTTTCCTGTTAGTCTCTCAAATATCGATACCATAGGCCTCCTATGTTACGTTTTCAACCGGTAATACTAACTGAACATTGTACTTTTCGTTGAATGAATCTACGTCTGACTGGTCGGATATGTCTGCAAAATCAGCAAAGGCTTCTGCGTTATAGGCTATTAATCTAACTACATCGTCTGTAATTTCTTGCGGTAATCTTCTTCTAAGTGAAGCGTAGATATCTTCATCTTTCATCATCATGCCTTTTACTTCACCAGCGTTTTCTAATCCAGGAGCTGCTTCCATTAAATTTTGTACTTTCATATCGTCCACAGCTTCTTGTGGTTTAGGTTGTGGCATAACCATGGGATTTGGTGTCCCTTCTTGAAAACCTACTCTACCGCCTTGAGCCATTTCAACACCTGTTCCTAAGAAAAGATTTATTAATTCTTGTATTTTCTTTTCTTTGTCTGCTGCAGTATCGGCACCTGCTAATATACTTTTATCCGCTGCAATTAAATTTGTTGCTAATCTTCTAGCTCTTCCAGGCGTTAGATCACCAGTGGCTATGTTTCTTAAATCATAATATTTTGATTTAATATCAGCTGGCATTTTATCTACAGATTTATACTGGTTAAGTAAATCTCTTGACTCAGCAGATGCATTTAATTTTAATTCAGTAGCTGTTTTTTTATTTTTTTCAAATTTTAATTTAGCTAAAGTTATTTCGTCTGATAACTCTCCCTCTTTCATTTTAAGATCTATACCGGGTAATTTAGTTAAAGCACCAAAAAGTTCTGGACTGCCACCTATGTTTGAAAGAATATTTAATATATCCCCTGGTTTTCTAATTGTTCTAATGTCATCCATTTGACTTGCTAAAACAGAAAAAGGTAAAGCAGTTCTAGCAGCACCAAAAGCTTTTTCTCTTAAACCAGCTCTTTCTTGTATTAATTTTTCTATTCCTGAAAGATCTGTACCACTTTGATAGTTTTGTCGGACGTTGCCGCCAAGTCTAAACATTGGTCTTTTCATTACTTTGTAATTCATTATCCTAATCCAAATAGTTTACCTAAACCAAAGGCTCCTATACCTGCTGTTAATGCAGAACCTATTGGACTAGGTGCTGCTGCAGGCACACCGCTTTGCACAGTTACTGCTCCTGCTCCTGGTGTAAGACCAGTTATACCTTGTCCTAATCTTGCTAATCTATCTATTGCTTCAAACTGTTGTAATCTATTCGCTTGTCTAGCTGCATCTTCTTGAGCTTGTCTAAATTGAAAATCTTGTCCCGCTAATCCTTGTCCTAAACCTATTGCTTGTTGTTGTAATCCAGGGACAGTTGTTGCTAAACCTAATTGTTGACCCGCTAACCCAGATGTTAATCCTGCTAGTTGGCCTTGTTGACCAAATGCTTGTGCAGCTAATTGATTAGCTTGTGTAAAACCAGATTGATTTAATTGCGCTTGTAATAATGCACGATCTAAATCTGATTTTCTTTGATACTCCGCTGTTTGAACTCCTGCTCTGCCAGAACCTAGGACTCCTAATTGTGCTTGTTGATCTTTAATTGCTTGTTCTCTAATTGCAGCTTGTTCATCAAACTGTGCAAGTGTAGCATCTCTAACTGCCGTTTGATAAGGGGATTCAAAAGCTTGATAAGCTGTTGGTCCAGTTCTACCAGCTGCTGCTGTAATAAAAGGTTGTACTCCACCTAATGTTGTTTGTGCTGTATCTAAAAATGGTTGAAAACCAGCTACACCTGTTCCTGCTACACCAGATATTGCTCCTGAAGTAGGATCAAATTGTAATGTGCCTAATCCTGCTTGCGTTGCAGTTTGTTGTTGTATTGCTTGATCTAATGCAGTTCTACCTACAACAGATGGTGCAAACTGACTGGTATCAAGTGGTGTTTCAACTTGATCTCTTAACGATGTTAGATAGGCTTTTTGTGCTTCCTCTATTATCGGAGACGGACGTGTTATTTGTGTCATTGTTTCAGCCATTATGCTCTCCCCATAGATTCTAATTGTTTCATAGTGTTGTACATTCTTCTTGCACCCATATTAATGTTACCGCCTCCAGCTGCTCTTACAGCATCAGCAGTGAATACAAATTCGTTTTTGCTAAGTCTAGCAGGCACGTCATCGGCTTTTTCTTTTTTGCCGTATGGCATGAAGCCACCACTGTACCTCATATCAGCTTCAATTGGAAGCCCTCCTAGACCACTTTCTTGCTTCGTGGGCTTTGTTCCAAGAGCAAAATTTGTTCTCATCAAACCACCCTTGTTAGCGTTTCTTTTACTCATTAACATCATCATCATGTCCTTATATGTATCAAAGTCTGTGCCTGGTGGTATTTCACCTTTATCTAATGCTTCTAGAAACATCTGTTTCAATATATCCATATCAACAACCTGAGCCATTCTATCTGGCAATACAGGTCCTATTGGTTTTGGTTTAAAAGGATTTACAGGGGCTGTTGGATCTGGTTTTAATTCATCATCGTCACTACCTTTAGCGTAATTTATTCTCATTAAACCACCTTGTGCCACTTTAGGTTTAAATGCAGTAGTATCAAAATCTTTCCACATGTCAGCTGCCTCTGCTTGTAATCGTGCTATTTCTTCATCTGCTAGTCCTAGTTCACCACCCTCTTCTGCTATTTGTTCTTGTGTTTGTGATAATGAAAGACCCATGGTTACTGCTGTTGTTATTTTTGTAGGCGATAATTTTATATTACCTTTGGTATCAGTGCTACTTAACAATTTACTTGATTTTAAATCAAATTCACCACCAGAACCTAAAAATCCTTGAGACGCTAAACCAGTAGACGTTTGATCAGAATATTTTGGAACAAAACCTTCTTCGCTAGCAAAATCACCTAGACCTCTTGTATCTTGAGTTCCAAATAAAAAACGTTCTGCTGATCCTCTTAATCCTTGTGCATTTCTTAATCCTAATAAATCTCTAGCTGTAAAGACATCTTGACCTAAAGTTCCATATTTAGATAAATTTCCATATTTAAGTCCTGATATACCTCCAGTTGTTCCAACATACGGTAAAGCCATCGTGGCTAAAGCTATAGGATTAATTCTACCTGATTGTTTGTAAGCTCCTGCAGCATAAACAAGTGGTGCGTAAGGTCCAGCTAACGGTGCAGCAACTTGCATAATACCTGCAAGTTCTTTAGGTACTATCTTTTTGACTGCTTTACCTATTGGACTTGTTACTTTTTTTACTAATCTTTTTAATCCCATAATATTGTTCTATTTCGTTTTTGGAAGCAAATCAAGCGAAGGCATAATTACCTTTACATCTCGTCTAATATCTGCTTCTAACACTCCTTTTGACTTCCATTCATCCTCTGTTTTATATACCTCTCCTGTTCTAACATTAGATATTGTTGTTATTACGTCTTTTGGTTTTAATTCCAACATTATGTTGTTACCTCTCTTGGTTCTATTTCTAATATTGAAGCTATGACATGTAATTCGTTAGCGTCACTAGCTTGTACTTTTAATATTTCTTTTTCCTCCATTACTAATGGTTGGGTTAGTAATTCTACTGTTGTGTTAGTATCCACTGCTTTTGTTTTAAACAAACTAAATATAGCTGATGATGCATTAACAAGTGTAACATCTAAATTACAGCTAGATCCTGAATCATTTGACACTAGTATAGATTTGATTACAGACGTTTTAAAATTTGGAACTGTGTACAAAGATGTAAGATCAGTCGTTGTTAAGTCTACTTTTTTATTTATAAAACTATTTGCCATTATGTTAAAAAGAAATTTTCAGCCTCCATCTCATCTTTTAAATCTTGTTGATACGTTGTGTTTAGTTTTTGTATTACACCGTCAAGATCTCTTACCTGTGCATCAGCAACATCTTGTCTATATAATTCACTAGGTCTTGTTAATACTTGTACTATCTTTGCCATTATAAACCGTACCCAAATCCTTGTCTTCCACCAGAGTCATAAGTATATCCTCCGGTTGGTCCTCCTGAATCTTTTTGTCCACCTCCACCTCCATCACCGCTATCATCACGACTAGGAGCAGTAGGAGGTCGTCCAAGTCTTTTAGCATTTGCTAGTGCTTTTTTCTTTTCAAAATACTCTTTAAGAGATCTTGATTGACCAAATAAAGTTTTTGCTCTGTCAAATCTATTTGTTTTAGTTATAGGATCGTATTGATCACTAGCCAGTAATGTTCCAGTGTATCCTGGTGTTCTATTTAAGAAATCTGATCTTAGACCTAATCCGTCTCTTCCTCCTTGAAAAAGATTATTTACTGTGCTTCCTAATCTTGTTCCAGCTAACGCTTTTCTTAAATTAGTGGGACCAAGTATTTCTGCGAAAGACAATAGTTTACCAAAATCTATATTCTGAAGAATACCCTTTCCTGATGTCGTATCACTTACCATCTCTTCGCTCAAACCATAATCACGTGGTTCTAAACCATATTCTTCTGGTACTATTCTAGTGTCTGTTCTCATGGGGGAATCTGGTGGTAAATTGTTAAACGTTATACCTAACTGTTGTGATAAAGGGACTGCATCTGTAAGACTTAACATTGAAGTTGGTCCAGACCTAATTCCTGATTCTGTAGGACCATATAAATTAAATTGTTGAGAAAAATCACTATACGCTGATGGGCTTAGATCTTGAAGAGTAAGACCCATACTAGCTAAATAATTTTCAAATTGTGTTGCCATTATCTTCTACCGTCCGGTTGTACATCTAATCTAAACGTGCCTAGTTTCCAGTCTTGACTAGATCCTGTGTTTTCTATTTTAAGAGCTATAGCTCTGGCCCTAGCTCTAGTATCTACCTTACTAGTTGATGACGTAACTGTAAAGGGTCCTAAAGACGAGCCTGAAGCTGTATCATTGGAAAAATCACGTAAGTTTAATGTTACTTGTGTGTTTCCTGTTTGAGATATAAAATCTGGTATAAACCTTCTAATTTTCATAATAAATTCACCATCTCCTCTAAACGTAACACCTTGATTTCTATCTTGAGTAATATCAAAATCACCTGATGTTATGTTCCCTGTTATAGCAGTTACAGTACCACCTTTAACTTGATCAGTTCCTGTTTCGTGTTGATAGTATGTTGATGTGCCATCTGTATTTCCTTGCACATAAGTAGCTGATGTAGATGGTTCTACACCATCAGCATCGTATTCTAAAGCGTGTGGTTTACCAAATATGGCAGAATCTTCCCAAGACGTTCTAGCTAATGTGCCTACGGTCCAAACAGGTCTATTTGGTGTGGAGTCAAAATAATTGTAAGACACCATCTTATTTACAACTGAAGAAGTTGATGTTGGATAAAACCATATAATTTCACCAAACAAGTTATTAAGTCCTGCAGATATCATCTGATTACCAGATTCTAAATTAATATCATCATAAACAAAATCCTCTACTAAACATGGTAATGATTGAAGAGCACCAGCGTATTTAAAGAAACCATTTTCAGATAACCAATATGCTGCACCGTCAACTTCAACAACAGCATTTTGTCCAGCTAGTCCACAGTTTGTACCAACTTGTGTAAAAGCAAATGTAAAAGGTTGACCTACAAAACGCATTAAGAATAAGGCTGTGTCTGTGTAAAGATAGATTGCATCTCTACCTCTGATAGCTCCCATGATCCGTGATCCGTCGGCCAGTCTCTGTGTACCAGCATCATTGGTTGCTGTAGGTGTGTATGTGTTAATATCCTCAACTGCAGAGAATCTCACGAACATATCATCTTGAGTAGACTTCGTTCCGATCGTGGTTTCTGTACCAAAGAACACTAAGTGTCTATCGGGTGTAGATACCAACATGTGTCTTGATGCAGTAGGTGCACCAGATATAATTGTTGCTCTATTTGAAGTAGCGTTTACAGCTGATGAGTCCCATTCAAATACTTCACCATCGTGTATTAAACAAATAGCTTTGTCACCAAAATTATCTAATGACCACATGCCTGGTTCTAATACTAAGTCACCTGATGCAGCCTCACCCCATGCTACAAAGTTTGAAGCATTTGTTACTGTTACTCCATTACTATGTGTAGTTGGTGATGTTCCTCTAACTCCTCTTGTAATACCTGTAAGTTTGTTTCCTGTAATACCTGTGTATGATATTTCTTCAGTACCTATTTGCACAAAGTTTGTTCCTGAAGATGGAAACTGTGTGGCATCTGTTAAAGTTATTTCTGTAGCTGATCCGTTATTACCGCCAGACGTACTAGATATAGCTCCATTTAAAGTTGTTGTAAAAGCACCGACCTCTTCACCACCCCAAGTCCCAAGAGACCAACCAAAACCTTTTGCTTGTACAGCAGGACCCACAGGATAGTAGTGTCTAACTCTAATACCACCAGATGTTGTAGCACCTGATCCTGTTTCATTTGAGGGCATAGTGATTGTTATAGTGTCTGCACTTGGAACAGAAGTTACCATAAATCTAATGTCATCAAAGTCAGAAGCTGAATAATTAGAGTTACTAATTGTAGTAAAATTATCTAACAATATAATATCACCCGCTTCAAATCCATGAGATGAAATTGTAATTGTAACTATTGCTGATCCATTAGTTGTGCTAAATGCATTCGTAAGTGTTGTTGTAGACTTAATTGGATGTATGTCATAAAACACACCACCTGAATAAGCATACAGAATTCTGTTGGTTCCTATAATAGAAAATTTTTGACTAGAACTATTTATGAACTGATGTAAACCTCTAGCTGCCCCTGTTACGTTATCTGCCCCTAGTTGTTGCCAACCACCCATTTTCTCTGGGGTTCCGTACCTAAATCTGACATTGTCGCAGTCAATCCACTGACCTTCTGCTCCTGTAGCCGTAAGTTGTTTATTGATACCTGGTAAAAAACCTATTTTTTGTAACATATAATATCCTGTTTAGACGAGGAGTATTGTGGTGTGGTGGAAATACTCCTCATCAAAACAGGACTATATAATATTATTTCTTGATTTTAAAGCCTTTATAAAACGCTGGTAGACCTAAAAAAGGTCTTTGGTCGTACATATTTTGTTTAGCAGTTTTCTTTTTAGCATCGTTATAATGCAAAAAAACTTGGCCACAATCCTTGCCTTCAAACCCTTCTCTCCAATGTTCTAGATCACAACCCATGTAAACCAACATGTCTCCTTGATCTAGATTTACTTTAATCCCTGCTTGTTTTTCTTTACCTGTTGGGTCTAAATATATAGGCCAAGGATCTCCGCCTAAATTTAATGTAGTAGATATCTCACAAGAATATCTGTCTTTGTGTCTATGTAATACATCTCCATTTTTATATATTCTAGCGTAAGAGTAAGCTGGTTGTAGTTTATATCCAGTTTGTTTTTCCATTTTACCTTTAAGACCTTGTAATAAAGTTTCCATGACTATGTCACTATAATGTGAATAAGTGTTGGGAACTTGAGAATCATTCCATATACCAAGGTATTCTGTAAAAGGTGATATGTACCTATTATCAAATAAGAATCTTGATACCCTTCTTTTATTTAAAAAATAATTATAGCAAAACTCTGCTAATTCTTTTGAAATAGCTCCTTTCATAACCGAGTATTTATTTTTTTTGAACGACATTTTTTCTCCTTTTCATTAGTTCTTTTCTTTTTTCTTCTAAAATTGTTTCTACAAAATTATCTTGAACTTTTGTATTAGTGCCTAAAATAGTTTTTATATAATTAATCATTTTTTTATTTTTTATTATCATTATAATTTAACACTCCCTTAGGTATCGCTTGTAAGTTCCAATGTATAAATCTAAATGGTTCATACCCATTGTCAACACTGTATAAGTGGGGCATAAATGAATTAAAAAATATAAGTTTACCTGGTTTAACACTATAGTTTATTTGAGATGTTGCTGTTGTAACTTTTGCTTTATCTTTTTCAGGCAATAAATTCATAAGCCTACCTGGTCTAGGGTCTTCAAATACAGGTCTAGATGTTGCATCACTAGCTTTTAAAAAATAAAAACCAGACATGTGTCCGTTCCAATGTGTATGTAACATATGGTGACCACCACCAAGTTTAGAAAATTCTTGTACCCACATTTCAGTTAAAAATACTTGGTATCCAGATAAATCATATCCTTGCTCAATTAATAAATTATTTGCTGTAGCTATTATCCACTCTTGCAAGTCTGAAAATTTAGGGTCGTTTATAAGAGATGTAGAATGGTGAGTCATTCCGTGATCACCTTTATCACCATATTTTTTAGTTCTCTCATCTATATTTTTTTTATTATTTTTAGCAGCTTTTTTAATATATGGATCCGAAGCTTTATTTAATTTTTTTACCCACTCTGGTTTATCCATCCAATATATCGGACAAGAAAAATAATCCTCTCTATATAATTCGTCTTTTTGTTTTTTATTTTTCATTGAAAAGGATATCCTAAGTTCCAAATTACTAAACTATATCTTGAACCTCTTTTAACAGGACATACTCTATGCCACACAAAAGATGGGAAAACGACTAAAGATCCTTTAGGTAATATTTCTTTACACTTGTATAAATGTCTTTTTTTGTCAGGATCCATATTTCTAAAATCAAACTCTAACTCTCCACCTTTATAATCTTTAGGATCAGATAAAGATAATGTTACAGATAATTTTCTTATTTTACCATTTGTTGGATCTTGTGGATTTTTTTCATTAAAATAGGGTTTGTCCCAACTATCACAGTGCCAATCATAAAATTGACCTTTTTCATATTTTGTAAATTGACAATTTTCTGAATAATCCCAATTAAAATTCCAACCAGCACTAGCATTAGCTTGATGAATATAAGGTTGTATTTCTTTATAAATCCATCTGTCATTCATCCAAACAATGTTTGAATTTCTTTTTTTCTTTAAGTCTTTAACTTGTTTTTGATTTAATTTTTTATTGCCATACCCACCAGTTACAGCCATTTGATCAGATATAGATTTTCCATACTTAACGATTTCATCGCATATTCTTTCTGGAACAGCACTTTCAAACCACCAACAATAATTTGATAAATTCATATTTCTAGCTTTTTATACACCACATCCTACCATAAGTAAACTAGAAAGGAACTACAAAATCGTCTGTTGAGTTAAATGTGTGTGTAATTAAGGATGGCGTACTAGTTTTAGTACCCCCTGTAATTAAAGGTGCGCCTGTAGTAGATGCTGGGTACGTTAAAATTACAACCCCTGATCCACCATTACCACCTCTTAATGGTCCTGGAGTTGCTCCAGGTTGTGAGATGTTTTGACCACCGCCACCACCACTTCCAGTGTTTACGTCTCCATCTTGATCTGATGCAGGGTTATTGCTTCCTGGGTTTTGATATCTAAATCCTGCTCCACCACCTCCAGATCCAGCAGGGCCACCTCCTCCAGAAGGGCCTGCTCCAGCTCCTCCTCCACCACCAGCTCTTACTGTAGAATCTCCAGGCCAACCACTTGATCCAGCTCCTCCAGATCCTCCAACAGATCCATTAGGCGGAGCTGATCCAGCTCCTCCAGCTCCTCCACCGCCACCACCACTAGCACCGGGACTTCCAGAAGCTCCTCCAGGATTTCCTTGAGGAGGACTTACAGGTGGAGTGTTACCAGCACCACCTCCAGGTGAACCAGGGTTTTCCCCTGTACCACCTCCAGAACCTCCAGCTTTACCTGCTGCGGAAGGACCTCTACCAGCACCACCACCAGCTGACTCAAACGATGCTCCGCCACCTGCGGCGCATGTGTTAAATGAACTAGCAAATCCTGATGTTGTGTTAGCATCAGGAGTGGCACAACCAGGGTAAGCGGTTGTTGTTCCTCCTGCTCCAACAGTAACTTTAAAAGTGTTTCCTGGTGAGATTGCGTAACTTGTACAAAATCTATAACCACCTGCTCCACCGCCACCACCTTGACCGTATGGTGCAGATCCACCACCTGCTATTACTAACATATTAATATTAAATGGACTTACGACTGGGTTTGAAGGCCATGCATTTAATTTTCTAGCTGCGAACTGAGATTGCATTGACCACACACCACTTGCTTTGTTTAATTCTTTTACTAAAAATTGTCCAGAACCACCTGCGGATCCTGCTAATGGAAAAGGAATGTCTGTAGAAGTTACAGCACCAGCTCCACCTCCAGTGTTTGCTGTTCCATTTGTTCCACCACCTGGTCTTGGCGATCCTGATGACATACCTTGACCAATTCCTCCACCACCTGTTGGTGTTGGTGAGTTAGGTGAACATGGATATGCTCTTCCGCCGGCACCACCACCGCCAGCTATTAAACCACTTGCTGTATAAAAAGGTTGAGGATTAGAACCAAAAAATGGTTGTATATCTAAACCACCTCCTCCAGCGTCTGGAGTTGAAGGAGGATTAACTCCTCTTGTTCCAGCTCCACCTGCGCCGCCTCCACTAGCAACTCCTCCAGCTGCGTGATCATCTTCTCCACCACCTCTATTTCCAAATCCAAAAGTTCCTGAATCACCAGGTTGTAAAGGTTGTCTTCCTGCCCCCATTGTTGGTGTAACATTAGACGCTGGACCTAAAACACCACCGCCTGATCCACCTGATCCTGAATTTTCATCTGCTGCACACTCTGATGAAGTGGGCATACCACCACAAACTGCTTTACCACCGCCTAAGGCAGTTAAACCAAAAGCTGTTGTATTACCACCTACAGTTCCAAAATTTGCCGTTGAGCTACTTGCAGCAGGGCCACCCGTTCCACCAGCTCCAATAACCACTGGATAACCAGTTGCTCCACAAACATTTTTTCCTGGGTGTAAAACAACACCGCCGCCACCGCCACCAGCACCTGACATATTTCTTAAACCTAAAGTTCCACCTCCACCACCAGCTAACATAGTAGCTACTACTTGTGTTCCAGGTTGTGTTGTAAAAGTTCCGGTTGCGTTAACTGCTGTAATTTTGTCTTTTCCAAAAGATGCTTTATTGGATTTACCAATTACTCCACCGTTTAATGATCCGCCTTTATTACTCGGCATTAATGTCCTCCTATGCGGACACCCAAGCTAGAGCTGATGCATCCCAATTATAATTGTTATTACCGTCTAAATCTTTTGCGGTCCATTTTTGACCATCTTCATCCCAACTAATTTGTTTGTCTGTTGTGTCAGTTGGGTAAGTTACTGGAGCTTTCCAGTCATCTTCTTCATTTAATGACCATGAAGCATAAGGTTGTTGTGTTAAAAATTTATTTTTAGCTGTATCGAAAATATAACCTTTACCAGCATATTGTTTTCTAAAATTACTGTTGTAAGAAGTTTGTTTCCAAGTGCCACCACCAAAAAATGTAGAACACCAGTTTTCTCCATCAAGAGCCTCATCAGCTGAAACATGTTTATTATCTACAACGATTACTCTTTCTACAACCCAATGTAAATCACTTGTAAATCCTGTTGGATCTGTCTTTTGTTTAAGTTCTGCGAAATGTGCCATTTTTAGTTTCTCCTTATTTGTATTTTATATCAAATTTAATATTACAATCAACTATAAAGTCAAGGTCCCTGTTACCGTAAAAGTAGCCACAGTGCAAGAACCTGTTGTAGTTATGGTATTTGCGCATGGTGCTACTGCAAAACTACCTGGTTTACTAGACGTAGGTAACCTTAATACTACTATACCTGTTCCTCCTGCACCTCCAGGTTGATGACCGCTTGAAGGGTTAAAACCACCTGCTCCTCCACCACCACCTGTGTTAGCAGTTCCGGCTACTGCAGGTGTGAAAGGATTTGGTCCAACTGAACCACCTTGTCCACCACCACCTGTTCCTCCAGCAGCGCCTGATGTTGGTCTACCTCCACCTGGATAATGAGAACCACCACCTCCGCCAGCTCTTGTTACTGATGAACCAGTGATAGATGAAGCTAAACCAACTCCACCAGTTCCGTTTGTTGGTGGATTTCCTGGGTTTCCTACTGCACCAGCTCCACCACCGCCACCACCAAAGTATCCTACTGGGTGTCCTGGACTTGCAGTACCACCAGGATTTCCTTGAGGAGGACTAACAGGAGGTGTATTTCCTGCTCCTCCAGCGGCATCTGCAGCTCCGCCACCACCACCAGATCCTCCAGCGACTCCTGCTGTACCACAGTTTTTACCACCGCCACCACCACCTGCTGATGTAATAGACCCGACTGTTGAGTCAGTTCCAGATCCACCAGAAGAAGTTCCAGGAGATGGTGGTGCACCACCTGTCCCTCCAGCTCCTACTGTAATAGTGTGTGTTGAATCGTCTGATAAAAATATTTTGTTAACTAAAGGTGCACAATAAGAAGTTCTATAACCACCTGCTCCACCTCCACCACCATAACCAGATCCTCCACCGCCACCACCAGCAACTATTAAATAGTCAAGGAAAGTAAAGTTTCCTGTTGCAGTTTTAAAAGTTCCTGAACCTGTAAATAAATGTTGTGTGTTACAAGAAACACATGAAACTGTTCCACCTGTCGCTCTTTGTGGTCCTGGGTATTGAATAATTACTACGCCTGATCCACCTGCTGCTGCAGCTCCACCTGGTTCAGCACCGCCACCAGCTCCACCGCCAGTGCTTGCAGTTCCTGCTGTTCCAGTTCCAGCTGGCATATTTCCTCCAGCTCCACCGCCACCTGGTCCTCCAGCTCCACCTGATGGTGCTCCGCCAGGTGAACCTGGACCAGAACCTGCACCGCCACCACCGCCTGCTCTTAATGTTGAATCTCCTGGCCAGTTATTAGCTCCGGCTCCCCCAGCTCCATTTGATGTCGTTGTGACTCCTGAAGCTCCTACAGCTCCTGCGCCACCACCGCCACCTGTTTCTGAAAAACAACCAGATCCACCAGAGTCACCTCCAGAATTTCCTTGAGCTGAAAAACTTGCAGTAGAGGTTCCACCTACTCTGGTGTTATTATAACCACCTGCTCCACCACCTGATCCACCTTCGCCTCCATTACCGCTACCACCACCTGGTCCACCTGAACCACCTCCAGTAGAGGTAAAAGTTGCAATGTCTGGTCCTTCAAAACTTGAATTACTTCCAGAACTAGAAACTGCTCCGCCTCCTCCTACAAAAACACTGTAATCTATATTATTACCTAATTCTAAAGCTGTATTATATTTATAGCCACCAGCTCCACCGCCGCCACCTCTATCAGGGTGTCCACCACCGCCGCCACCTATAGTTAAAATATTTATATTTCCAAAAGTTGAAGAAGGCCATACATCATTTAATCTCGCATCGTAAACTTCTTCCATTGTAAAGATACCAGTTGCTCCTGGGCCTGATATATTAATTTCTTGAACAGCGACCATACCTGATCCACCATCACCACCTTGTGCACTAGCACCTGGAGGAGAACCTGCTCCACCACCGCCGCCACCGCCGCCTGTTGCTCCTATTGCATCAGTAGCGTTTCCTGGTCTTCCACCTGCACCGCCGCCACCAAAACCATCATTTGTTGATGCACCGGGACCTCTACCACCACCGCCGCCACCAGCTATTACAGACATTGTCCCTGCTGGAGCTGCAAAAGTTGTTGCTCCACCAAAGGGAGTTAAATAAGGTTGTAAAGAAGAGCCTGCGCCTGCTTTTGATTCATTACAAGCTGTGTTTCCTGGAAATCCAGTGCCACCAGAACCACCGCCTCCGCCACCAACAGAAGATGTAGCAGTTCCTCCTGCGTTTCCTTGTGAAGGACTTGTTGGAGGAGTATTACCAGCACCACCAGGTTGACATTGTCCACCTCCGCCACCTGAACCACCAGCCACTCCTGTAGAATCACTAGATGGTAAACCTCTATCAGAACCTCCTCTTCCACCACCAGCAGAAGTTTGAGTTGTAGGGCCAGGGAATACTAAACTTGAATTACTTCCAGACGTACCGTTTCCAGTTCCGCCAACTCCACCTGCACCAATTGTAACAGCGTAAGGAGTTGATCCACAAACAGCTTCGCAAGAAAAAGTTCTATATCCTCCTGCACCTCCGCCGCCTGCTCTATCAGCTCCACCTGAACCACCGCCAGCAATAACTGTAGCGTTAATTTTAGTTGTATCTGATTCTGTTGTTAAAGTTCCAGAAGCTGAAAAAACTGATACTTTTGGTTTTTTCTTCTTTGCCGTAGTGTTGACTGGTCCTATAATTCCGCCATTTGCCATAGCTTATAGTACCTCCTACGCGTCGTCTATCGATTCATATGAAACGAATAATTGTAAATCAGATGCAGCATTTGCTCCACCTTGTAATTTATCGCCTTCCATTAAATAGATTGGTGTATCAAGTACAACTAACGTTGCGTCAGCTGGCACTGATACTGTTTTTGCTAAATGAAAAGTTCCAGAAGTGTCAAAGTTTGTAACACCGTCTGGTGTGAAATTTACTTTTACAACAGCCAATGTTAAATCTGCTGCGTTAGTACCATCTACGTTAGCACATGTAATTCTGTTTATTTTTAAAACTTTTTCAGCAGAAGCTGTCATTAAATCCGTTGTCGTAGTTGCTGTTAAAGCAAATCCTACCGATTCACCTTTAATCGACGTTACTGATACTATATTTGGGTTAGCCATAATCTACTCCTTTTTATCCAAAAACGATCGCCATTGCAATAGCTTTTCCTGTTGAAATACCAGCATCAGCAAAGCTCAAAG